ACGTCGGCGAACAGCAATTCCTTCTCATAACTCCAGGTATTGATCTGCGAAAAGTGTTGCTGGATAGTCGTCTGCGGCCTGTCAACAGCAACACCCCACTTCCCATTGGGACGGATAAGCTGTGCTCGTCCGGTTGCAGCAATTTCAATTAAGACCTCTCTAACTGAGGACTGCGTATCGTGAATATGGTTGTACTCAAAGTTGTTGTCACGATTCCAGATAGCAAAGTCTTCTATGCTGTCAAAGTCCAGACGTGTGTCGGGTGAAGGCCGTGCATTCTCAGGTCCCTGCAATGTATTTCTGAAATGCGCCGCGGGGTTCCTGGTAGTCCGTGTAATCCAGGAGTCGCTGACGTCATCGTAGTCAGGCAAAATGCTCTCAACAAGTCCGTTGAGGGTATCCACAATACCATTGAGTTCGTCAGACGCTTTAATTACGATCTCTGTAGTTGCTAGGTTGGCAAAGCTGAACTGGATTGGTGTCTGCATCGTAATAGAACGGATGGCAGTCCAACTACTCGCATTACGTAGCTTGTCATCGGTGCTGTCCGCAGTCAGGCGGTTAACCTCAACATCATAAGCTCCCTGAGTGGGAAACGTAATGTACTGAGTACGACGTACGTATGTAGTTGTTTTACCTGAGATACCTAGGACGACCGACGCTTTGGTACCTGCACCGACAGTAACGGAAAGTCCCGTATTCGCAGTGACAGCAAATCCGGAGCCTCCGGAGAAGAACTGGTGATTCAGGTTACGTACGTCTGTAATGTCGGAACTATTAATAGTGGGTTTATCGTATGCACGTGCGATTTTTGCAAGTGCAACCTTTCCTTGCGGTGCTGTTGGGGTTTCTGGTTCCGTTGGCTCTGCTAGATCCTTACTGAACTCTGTACCAGTAACAACAGACAGATCACCCGAAAAACGATCGGCAACTACGAGGTCATACCGACGATTGGGTTCATGTACTGCAGTGAAGCCTGATACGATTCGTGAGTTGAAGGCTGTCTGGTCTCCAACCCAGTTATTCGTTCCTGTAGGTGCATAACGTACGGAGAATGCAACCGTAGTTGTGAACTTATTAGCCCTATCGTCGTAACTGACGAGTTGTGGACATGTAATATCGATGGAAGCAGCGTCAGCGTCGTCCTGTGTAGTTCTAACCTCTGGCCCATCTACATCCGTCAGGGAAACTGATAGTGCCTCCTCGAACACGTCGTTCGTGTACAGACTCAGTGGGGGATCGTCTGGGAATCCCTGACGCGTTACGACTTCGACACCATCGAACTGAGATATCGACGTTGTACCAATCTTAAGATCCGAGATCTCAAGAGGGCCGTAACCCCAGCAGAACAGCATTCTCAGGTATTGGTCGTCCCCACGAATCTCGGTAAACGGTAATGCACCGTAATCAGGGACCATACGGTTGCGTCCGTATACACGGGGGATAGTACCGAACCGACGGAAGCTATTTCTCGAACCCTCCAAGAACTGAGTTGGCGACTCAGTTACGTTGTCAATACCTGCACTAGCATTGAGTTTGGGTGACGGTGGCTTTATTAGGGCTGACGTTAGTAGCCCACCAGCCAAAAGGATAGCACCTGTAATGAGCTGACCTACTGTAATTGTCGCAGTACCAACAGTAAGCACTGGTGTCGCAACAAAGGCAGTAGGAAGTAGAGCAGGGACGAAAATAGACGCCGCGATGATAACGACAGTGAGGATGATCGCTAGCGGGTTCTTTCCTCCTCCACCACCTGACGGACGCACCATTACAGTGATTGGGTGACCCTGCTTCGGACGACATGTGGCCCAGTATTGGCGGTCGATCTCCCACTTACCGATAAACACGACTGCATGTGGGATAAGCTTCTTATTCTGGAAGATACGGTCGAGCATCTCCAGTACAGTCACACCTTCGACGAACTGGAAATCAGCACGTCCATCGTGGAACGGAGTTGGGAAGGCAGTAACGTGAAGAAGGTCCTTGGAGGTCTCGGCCTCAACGATCTTCGGCACCACAATCCCAGTTCCAGCTCCAGTGTTCGTTCCAGAACCAGCGCCTGTACCGTTAACAGTATTGTTATTCAGCTCAAGCATTGATAAATGCCTCGTGTCTATATGTGCCGACTAACTTGTAGGCGAAGTTTACATGCCTATACTTTGCAAGGCAGCTCTCACCTAGATTGTCGTCCGTATGTATTACTACACCCTTAGCTACTACCAAGGCAGTATGCGCCGTTCTACCAGCGCTCCTAAGCCAGAGTACGTCCCAGAGCTTGTGCTTCGCGTCGTCCTCAAGACGCACCCAAGGGCGTTCACCTGCATGTCTCTTAATCGCTTCCGCTATTGCGACTTTATCGTCGCCATTATGCCAGCCAAGAACTCCTGCCTCTGGGTACTTAGGTAACTCGATACCAGCTTCCTGTCGAAACATTAACTCGATCAGACCCCAGCAGTCTGCAGCAGTCATCATAGATTGACGATCCGCATACGGGATGTGGATGTACTTGTTGACCCACGTCGGTGGATCTGTCGGGAGCTGACGCCAGACCGTCATGGTTAGTAACCTCCTGGAAACGCACCAGGTGTGTACACATACGCAGGATACGGCTCGACTGTGTAGTCCTCCAGGGTTAAGTTACCCGTGATCTCGACAATGTTGACCTTCACCTCTTCTAGGTTAAAGTCATCGTGAGTGATCTCCGGCGTTTCGAAGTCCGACTCTAGTACAACTTCAAACTTAACAGTCACACGTTCGCGAGAGACAGCAATGGCAGACTCTAGTGCTTTATTAATTGATTCATCGACGTTGTCGATCTTCGCCTGACACCTCAGGGGCTGATCCGGGTCGTCTAGAGGCAGGGACAACTCAAACGGGCAAGCCTGGTAGAGGAGCCCACGAGACGTAACATCTTCCTCGTACGACGTGATGCGGATGTCGTCGACAAGTGCTACGTGCGCCAGTGTTACGAGTAGGACGAACTCGTCGTCCAACTCAGGGTTGTTGACCGCCGTCTTCAGCGTGTCAGAGACACTCATGGTAGAATCTCCAGCTTTAGTACGACTCCGTATCGATCAACACCTAGGAATGCATACTCACCCATCTCTTCAATCCTGACTCTGGGCATCGCAATACCAGTTCTAGGATGCGTTAGACCGTCGAAGCTCAGATGAGAACCTTCATCGATGTAGAACTGGTCGAGTGTCTCACACTGTGTGGCTGTCAATACCATTGGCCAGTTCATATTACGTACACCTTTACGCCGCCTCCGCCTCGTACGTGCAGGACCAGAATCAATTGTAGACCGCTCTCCGACATTCGGAGGTGTCTCAGACCAGCCGTCAATCAGCGGACTTGTCGGTAGCGTTGCGGGCCAGGTTGCCATGTCTCACCTCACTATTAACGCCCAACCAATGCAGGTCTGGCATTGAACTTAGTCTCGATTGCCCTTGACGTCATACCACCACGCATGATGTTCCTACTAGTAACCTGATCAATATAGATATCCAGTTCGGTCGCACCACTGGGGTTCTGTCGTGTCTTCTGCGACACCTTAGCGTCACCCTGTACATATACATTGACGATAACGCCAGACCCGCCGCCCATACCAGACGACTGTACACCAAGGTCACCGTTGTTCAGTCTTTTTAGAGGTAGGAGACCTTCTGTACCTGCTTCACCTCCTATGGCATTCGCACGTGGGAAGAACGTCGGCTTGTCGAGTACACCACCCTGAGCCATCTTACGGACGCGTGATCCATCCATAACAAGCCCCTTGGCACCCGCCGCTGCAGGCTTAATAAAGCCAGACAAGAACTCAGTGAAGACATTTACTAGTGGATCGATCAGTGCAAACTCAAGTAGGGCTGAGATGATGCGTGACAGTACACCTAATACGACGTCTCCGAACTGTAGTGCCGAATCGCCACCTTTGATGAATGCGTCAGCTATTGAATCAGCGACCCCACGGAACCCAGCTTTAAACGCGTCAGTCAACTCCTTGGCAGACTGTTCAAGTTTGTTAGTCTTCTCCTCCGCGTCGTCAAATGTCTGTAGCAGTGTAGCGAATTCTGCAACGAGCTCGTTGATCCTTTCCTGTGCAACACCGGCCTCTTTTAGGGCATCCCTGAACTCGGCTGCCTTGTCGGTACGTTCGAATGCCTTATTCAGCTTGTCGAGACCAGCAGAGCCTCCTGTGTTGAGGGCCTCAATCTGCTTACGCAGGCGTTCTATTTCAGTAATGGACCCGAGGATGGCTTTGGGGATATCTACAAGTGCGTCCTCAAGTGTCTTAGTACCTTTCTCGAGACGCTCCTGCTCCATGATAAGCATTGCGAGGGCTTCGACTGCCGTATTGGCGGAGAATCCTAACTCCTCGAGCCGTCTCCGGATTTCAGTCTTGTCGGCAGCTGTAAGCTTCTTTAGTGCGTCATCAGCCTCTTCAAGTGCCTTAATTAGCGGAACATTCTTTCC